AATGCAGGAATCCATTCTTTATCAGGAGTGCTTACAAGCAATGGAATTCTACGAACAAGTTGGTCTATTTCAGTGGGAGCAATGGCTAATCCCTGTAATGTATTATTAGCTAGAGTGTTCAGGTTTTCCTTGACTCCCTTTGATACTATACCATCTATATGATTGCCTTTAATTACAGTACCAGTTGACTTTGGGTATTTGTTTTTACCATCTTCAAACATAGCTATTACAGATGGTGCATAACTAAGGGTTTGTGCAAAAACTTGATCTCCACCCATTCTATCCGCTTGTGGAAAAGATATAACCCAACCAACACCTATTGCACCTTCATTTATTAAATCAACTTGTATTTGTGCTAGTCTTCTTCTAGGTAGTGGATAACCACCCTCTCTTTCAACATCTTCTTCTGTAATATTTAAGATTACAAAGTTACCTGAAGGCTCATATTTTTTGACTAAATAGTCAAAAGTTCTTAGCTTAATTATCTCAGTTGGTGTGCTTTGAAATATAAGCGGTAGTGATAATACTAAAATTATAGGTAATAAAATTTTCTTCATTTTATATATTTGTAATTACTTATAACTACTAATCCTAAACTTACATTTATAACATTTATAAAACCTTCACTACTATTTCTTGCTATGTAAGTACCAACTATAGCTTTTTGTAATATTAATTCTTCTAACTGTGGTTTATCAGGTAAAAGAAAATTAGTTTCTTTACATCTAATACATTTTCTTAAACCTTCATAAGTTGTATAAACATCTAAAGTATTTATAGTCCAAAAAAATATTATTTGGTTTCTTGTTGGAGGCTCGTTGTAGTCTCCTAAATTTAAAATAAATTCTTTAGAAGGCACATACACAGCAGGTTGTATAGGTATTGTTAAGTCTAGTTCACCTTTTAAACCTAATGATGACAATATTAATAATAAATATTTCATTATTCACTCTGCGTTATAGTTATAACCGAATCTCCACCACCATTTATCTTAACAACATTAGAGACACCATCTTGTATTATTATTAAAGTATAAGCATCATTGCTATTTAAATCTAACCTTACAGAATCATTAACACTTCTTCTAACACTAATTACATCTCCTGCAATTAATGTAGTTATTTGTGTATCAGTATCTTGACCTAATCTTGTACCTTTTAAATCTATTCCACCACTATCAGCTAAAACATCTTCATCATCACTAATTGCTAATGAATCTAATACATTTAACAAATCTTCAAGAAAGTTTGTATCAAGATAGTTAATATCAAGTTCTGTAAACTCTAAATCATCAGAAGATAAAAAATCTTCATCAAGATAGTCTATATCTAAATCATTAAAATCTAAAATATTTTCTTTTGAGTTTTGCGATACTTCTTCTGTAATACTAAGTTCTTTTTTTGGTGGTGTGACAATCAACATATTATCAATAATATCTAAAGTTAAATCTAAGATAACTGGATTACTTGGCTTTGACTCAAAGACATTTACAGTAGTTGCTTCAAAAGGTTTATTAAGTATGACACTTCCCATAGCTGTAACTACCTCTATCTCACCACTTGATAAACCAAAAGCATCAGGTAAAAGAATAATTAACGATCTCCCCAACTCATCAACTGTAGCAGTAAAGTCAGTTCCCCTTATAGCGATATTAGCTGTTGGTGTTTTCAACTTTATATTTTGTTTATCTATTCTATTAAGATTACCTGTTATAAATCTTGCTGTACCTAAACCAAAGGTAAGAGCCATTTTAGATTTACTAGGGTCAGGGTCATAGATGTATTCATCTATTAAAAGTTGTGAGTGTTCTGTGAGTCTTACTGTTGATTCATCTAAAAAGGTAATAGCCATTCTGCCATTTGTAGTAATAGCTTCATCATTGCTTTGTATAGCAAATTTTAGATTAGCATCATAAGGCTTGTCTCTGACTATTTGTGCTGAACCATTAAGTTCAGATATATCACCTATATCAGCAGCTTGTGCTTGTACCTTGGTCGTTTTGAATAATACAAACAGTAGAAGCAGCATTACCCCCAATTGATATAACTTTAAGCCAGTCATTATCTTGTGTACTCAGTTGTTGAATATTGAATGTTCTTTGTCCACCTGTATGGTCTAACCAAAAATAACCACCTGCACTAGCAGTAACACCTGCACCAGTATAGTTTACTGTATTGTCTGAACCATCTATATCCATGTAGTTGGTTGCACCATCAATATTGATATTTGAGACTACAGTATTATTAGAGCCTTGTATAATCCAATCTAAATCTAAAGTAGCTGCTAATGCAGTTGTACCTTGATTAAGTGTAAATGTATTACTTGAACCTGTTACAGCAATATTTTGATTTGAAGAATCAGCACCAAAAGTATTAGTAGGGTCAACTTGAATAGTAAAGACATTACTATTACCAGTGAAGTTGTATAAAGCAGTGAAGCTATCTGCCCATATATCACCTAAGAATTTATTAGTATTACCAATCATATTAATATCAATAGTCATTGTAGTACCATCAATATCAAAAGCTGTGAGGCTTCCTGCTGATGAATTAAGCCCACCAATAATGTTAGAGATACCTAATTGTTCAATGTCTAAATTAAGCGTAGTACCACTTTGGTCTAAATATATTTCGTTATCAGCCGCGTAAAGTGGCGATGCAATCATCATCACAATCAGGCTTATCAATTTTAAGTTCTTCATGTTTCCAAAAACTCCTATCGTATCCGATATTTATTAGTTCTAAGACTGCTCCTTCAATAGCTTTCATCAAAGCAATCGTTGTTGACTCGTTGCGTGAATTACCTAATTCCACTTCAACCAGTTCAGTACCCATCTCTATGAATCTAAAAACATCTTCTGACTTTCCATAACTAAATATGGTTTTTTGACTTAACACTTCTATAAGTATCTCGCCTGTTGCAACCGATACCATACGAAGACTAACTGTTATATTGTCTTCTCTATATTGTATGCTTGTTCCTATTCCAAGATACCTAGCACCAATTCCACCAGTTGACAAGTTACTATCATAACTTATGACAGCACCCTCTAGCAAGACACCTGCAAATAGTAGTGGTGGTACATTTCCATTTTCACCTTCTTTTGCAAATTGTTCTCTAGCTGACCTTATCAATTGTCTTTCTTTCGTTAGGTTGTCTAAACCTACTCTTTCTACAACTCTAAAAAACTCACCATTACTAGCATGTTTTAAAGCTCTTATTAATAAAGTGTATGGTGCTTGTGTAACTGCAGTAGAAAATAAAGCAAACTCACTATTGCTTTTTCTTTGTCCAGTTTGGTCTGTAAAAGCTGAAGGATATACAGCAACTATAGGTTGAACTATAGGCTTGATTACATTTGTTAATTCTTTGTTATGTAGTTCATCAATTCTGACAACATCATTTTCTTTAAATCTTTGTTCGTATGTATCTTCGTACTGGTCAAATATTGAGCAACTAGAAAGTAAAAGAACCAATAGGTATTTTGATCTCTGTAATTGTTCCATCAGCTTCGGTTATTTTAAGTGTTAAATATGTACCATCAGAAGAATACTCTATCGTATTTCCTTCTAATGATATAGTTCCACTGGTCTGTGGTGTTTCACCAAATAAATTAGCGATAAGCTGTCTGCTTAATTCTGCATATACCCTACTTTCAAAATTTCTTATGAACCTCTGAACTGTAGAGTTCTCTTTGTCTCTTTCTGCTTCTTCTATAGCAGCTTTAATTTCATCTTTAATAACTTTTCTACGATTAAACTCTTGATTTTCTATTGTCAAATAATGACTGGAAGTATTGACCCCATTAAATGAAGGGGATTTAAACTTGTGTACTATTTGGTCTGCTGTTAGGTTTTGTACAAAAACACCTACAATGAGAAATATACCAAACAACATGAGAAACCATAAAATTCTAGTTTTTTCTAGTTCATCTTTTCTACGCTTTAATTCTGCGTTACTAGGTCTTCCTCTTTTTTCAGTCTTTCCTTTGGTCATCTCTATCCGCCTTTGCTAATCTATCGGTGTGCATTAGTTGTGGTACACCAAGTATAGTCTTCAGAAGGGTATCTTGTCTAATTATCTCATTGTCTACAGACCTAACTCTATCAATTAATGCTACTAAAATACCATGTTGTGAATCTAGTTTTGCACCCAGTCTTGATTCAATTTCTGATATTTGTGCTGATACTTTTTCATCAAGAACATCTACTTTAGTTTCCATTCCATCAATAATTTTGTTGATAAGTTTCCAAATAAATAAACCAAGACCGATAGCTGCTGCTATTGGAAAACCAACTTCATTTATTAGTTGTACTGCTGCGTCCATTAGCTTGGCTCACTTGGAAAAGTTACATCATCTGCTGAAGATGCACTTGAGTTATCAGCAGGTAAGTCTCTTAAAGATTGTCTATAAGTAACCCATTCTGCTTTTTTGGAATCTGATAAAGGCGTATCTGTTGTTTGTGTCCAGTCTGATTCAGTGAGCAAGGTATTTCTTTCAATCCTGAGTCCTATCCAAAAATCTATTGTTTGTGCTACTGCTTCACCACTGATTATTTTATAATCTCCAACATCATATATACCTTCTATAACAGACTGACCTGACTCTAAAGGAACTTCTGAAAGTTGCACATTTGTTGCACCACATTCTAATATTTCACCAGTAGAAGTTTTATATTTCGTGTATTCAATTATTGTGTTCATTATTGTGTGTTATCTATAAATATATATAGTGATTGATATGTACTTCTAAGTTTCGTAATCCACCTAACTCGCCAAAAAACTTTATTTGCATTTGTACCTGATGTTGCTAGTCCTGAAATAGTACCATTATAAGCAAAAATATATGTTCTAAATGTACCTGCTGAAAAGGTAAGATTCTGTATACCACCAGCAGCTTGAACATAAGATGAGCCACCATTAACACTATATTCAAGAACACCATTTGTACAATCACCATATACACCAGTCCATATTGCTTCATAAGAAGCACCATCTCTTACATTATCAACATTCATACTAAGATATGTTCCTGTACTTTGTGTTTGAGTTGTAAAATTTGTTGACCCTCTTTGGAAAGCACTAGCAAAACTTGATAAAGGTACTGCTGAACCTGTATGTGAAATAATATCTGCACTTACATCTGCAAAGTGTTTTACATTTAAAGTATCAACATTAATTTGTGTACCTGTTATTGTTCCTGATGCTATTTCTGATGCTGTAATAGTATTTGAAGCTATCGCATCTGCTGTTACTGCATTTGCTATGATTTGGTCTGCACCAATAGAATCTGCTGCCATTTGCGTTGCAGTGATAGTTCCACCAACAATGTTAGCTGCAACTATTGCATTTGCTGCAACTTTGTCAGCAGTAACTGCGTCTGCGTTAATTTTTACAGCAGTAATAGCATTAGAAGCAATGTTATCTGCAACTATAGTACCTGCTGCTATTTCACTAGCTGTAACTGCGTTTGCTGTTATTTTTGCACTTGTTATAGCATTAGCAGCTATTTTATCAGTAGTAATAGCATCAGCATTAATCTTGACTGCAGTAATTGCATTAGAAGCGATACTTTCTGCTATGACTGCACCAGCATTAATTTTTGCTGAAGTTATAGCATCAGCTATTATTTTAGATGAAGTAATCGCATTGGCAGTTATGTTGTCAGCTACAATGGCATTAGCTGCAACTTTATCGGCTGTTATAGCATCAGCAGCAATTTTAACTGCTGTAATTGCATTAGAAGAAATGCTGTTGGCTACAACTGCTCCTGCGTTAATCTTTGCAGTGGTTATTGCATTAGCTACTATCTTCCCTGATGTAATTGCATTATCAGTAATCTTTGTTGATGTTATTGCGTTATCTGCTAATTGAGCAGTTTGTACTGCATTATCAGCAAGTTTTGCATTTGTTACTGCATCTGTTCCTAGTTCTGTAGCTGTGATAGCACCTGTGGCAATCTTAGCTGTACTGATAGCATCAGCAACTATTTGTGCTGTGTTAACTGCATTATCTGCTATCTTGGCATTAGTAACAGCATCTACACCTAACTTAGCTTCTACGATTGCACCTGCTGCTATTACATCACCTTGTATTGCATCTACTGCTATTTTTGCATTAGTAACAGCATCTGCTGCTAGTTTTACTGTAGTAATAGCACCATCTACTATCTCACCTGCACTTACATTAGTGAAGTTACCTGAAGCACTACCTACAAAAGCTGAATGTACATCTGATTGATTTACCGATCTCACCCAAAAGTAATAAGTAGTTCCTGCTGTTAATCCATCCTGAGTTCCAAATAATGTACTGGTTACTTTGCCATTTAATCCATAGATGGTTTCTACTAGATATGTGTCATCTGTTGGTGTTGTATTAGATGTTCTTCTATATATCTTTGTGGCTTTTAAATCTGCACTTGTTGAATTTGTCCAAGAGACTAGTATGTTAAAAGCCTGACCTGTTGATGCACTAAGATTTGTTGGAACAGCAGGTGCATCTGTTGGTGCTGATATAGCAATATTGACAACACTAGTATAAGCACTAGCAACACCATTAACATCTATATGCCTTGCTTTTACATTATAAGTTTTACCTACTACAACATTAGGTAAAAGGGCTACAGCTACGCCCTTTCCTACAGTNAAGTCTGAGGTAAATGCACCATCTGTNCTTAGCTTATAAGCCACCTCTGTAAGCGTAACCTTATCACTAGAGTTGTTAGTCCATGATGCTTTAATATCTACTTTAGTTGTAACACCATCTTTATTTGTTTGTTGTGCTAGTGATAAGTTTGATGGTGCTGTAACTGCATATGTACCTGTACCAACATCACTACCTTCTGATTGTCCTGTTGTGTAATCATTTGTTGCAAAATTAAAAACTGAGGCTGCAGCTTCTTTAAGTTGTAATCTTGTTCCTAAAGTTGGCACATCTCCAGATGACATAATTTCCATATTAACAGAGATCACTTCAAAAACTTTTTGACTATAACCTAACCTTTCATTTGTCAAATAAACCCAGTCATTAGGTTGTAATCTCATAAATTTAAGACTTACTGCAGCACTTAATGATGTTGTTTGTCTTTGACTTTTTAAAGCTATCCGACCTAATCTTTGTGCTTGCGTATCAGTTACAGTAAATGGTAACTGTACTTCCATTTGTTTTACATAATTAGCTGTTCCTTCTCCTGTGGGTGTATCAGCATTAAGCATTGTAGAATCTTGATAAACTTCTGCATCTGCAGCAACATAATTTTGTGTCGCATCTACATATATTGGTTTTACAGTATTAAATAAATTTCCAGCATTTGGATTTGTTGAGACACCGATTTGTGTTAATAAATCATCATCTAATATTGTTAATGATGGTGTTTGTGAAGCACCTGCAAAAACATTAAATTTTCCATTAACATAAGACATTTTACCTGCCATTGATGTAAGTAACCCTTCTATAATACCATTTCCATTAGCACTAAAATTACTAAAACCATTTGCTGTATATCTCTTTTCTGTAGTTGAACCATCTGCAAGTGTTACATTTTGTTCACAAGTATTAGCTGCTGCTGCAAAACCGCCTGCATTAGTTGTGTCATTAATTTCTACATTTTCTGCTTTTAATCCATATGTTGTATTAGTCAAAAAATCTCTAATTTGTAGAGCTGGATTTGCAGTCCATGCTGTTGAATTATCTCTTGGGTCAAAACATTTTTTACCTTTTACTAGAAATGATATTTGTGGTATGCCACCACCAAATTTTTCTGTATCAAATACTAATTGCATATATACATATGCTACATCTAGAAACTTATCAGATGTACCCATAGAACTTAATTGAGCATTCATAAAACCATTTACAGATGTTTGACTTCCATCTTCAAAACTAAATCTAGCTAATCTACCACTACCAAAATTATTATCATTTTCTGTATTAGTGTAATCTGCGTTTGTAACTGTATGTACTGTAGAACCATTTATGGTGCTTGTAGTTGTGGTCAAAGTATTTTCACCAAATCTGATACTGGTAAGTTCTTCAATCTCATGACCAGCTATAGCTATAACCATGTGTAATAAAAAATTATCTGTGCCTGTAGTTTCCATATGAACAATTGTTCCACCAACTCTTGCTTGTCCATATACCAACTGTCTAGGTGCAATTGGACTTCTGCTTGAAACTTTTGTACCAAAGTTTTGTCCTGTTGCATCTATACCTTTAGATGTCATCATACCAACAGCACCACTTATCAAAGTGGTTGCAAATGTTGCAAGAGCATATTGAGCAGCAACACCTAAACTAGCTGCCCAACCAGTACCAGTAAACAATGGTGCTAATGTTCCGCCTGAAGCTAATATTGTAACTGTCGCAAAAATTACAACTGCTGCTGTTACTGCTGCTTTTACTACCTTAGACATTTATTTTCCATACTTTTAATATTTTTAAATCTTGATTTACGCATATGCCATTGTCAGTTGGGCTAAGTATTGAATAACCATCACAAATACCTACTAATTCTGATTCTTGTTTGTAAACTACGAGGTCACCTTTTGTCATAAAGCCTTTTGGTATAGATTTTATTTTTTTTGCTTTACATGCTTTTTCTATGCTTTTTAATAAAGTAACACCATATTCTTTTATTGATCTCATGGCTTCAACTTCATTTTTCCATTTAAGTTTTTTTGGAATCAAATCTTCACCTGTCATAACTTTTATACAAGAATTAGAAAATTTACAACAATCCCATGAACCCCATGCAAAAGGTTTATTCTGATTTTTTAAAATAAATTCATCAAAGTAAATTTCCCAGTCAGGTAGTTTTTTCATTAGTTCTGTTGTCTGTTTCTAAATATTGTTTCTTGTCTACTGCCGCCACCGCCACCACCACCGCCTGTAGCTGTATCTGATTGTTTTCCCCATACTATTTCTTTATCTTGTAAAGAAGCCACTCTATTAAATCCAGTATCACCTGAATGTAAGAAGTTTTGTGATTCCTTTGTATATCTAAAATTACATGGTCTATTTAAATCTACTAATCTATTTTCAGCATCTATAGTAATAGTTGACCCATTAGGGTCGTCATTAATAGTTAATGTATTCATTCTGCCTTTGAACAAAGTTAAAGTACCTGCAACTTCATTTGTGCCGCCCATCAGATAACCTAAAAATAATGTTATATATCTATTTTGATAATTTTCTGTAAGTGCGTAATCAAGGACTGTGGTATCCATGCCTGATAAAGATATTGTCAAGCCATTAGATTTGAGTTCTAAATTTTCTTCAACATTACTTATGGAAAGTAAATCACCAGCACCAGTATAAGTTTCAGAACTAATAGTAGCATCACCAAGTCCTGACCATAATCTAATAGTTCCTGAATCAAATTCAGCTTTTACTGCTATGAATATTGCCTGTTCATCAGCACCTAAACGATTAACAATAGATGTATCTAATCCTTGTCTAGTTGCCATGTTAAATTACCTCAATGCATGAAAAACTTATACCATAATTTGAGATTTTATCAGCTTGCCAACTTACCTCATTAGAAATTAATCTAAAGTTACCTTTTGGATTTGTAAAAACTACATAATGACCACTTGCTAAATCTGATCTCAGCTTTGGTTGTGTTTTTACAGCGTAAAAATCGTTACCGCCATCACTAGTTGCTGTTGCATCTTCTACTACCATCACTAATTGTGCTGGTGTTCCTGTAGAACTTGCCGCTGATTGTACACTTAGGTAGTCTCCTTTCTTTATAGTGCCACTAGCACTGCTAGAAGAAGCCCTAAGACATAATCCTGTAGCACCTTTGACATTGGTTCGTATCTTACAACTTGCTGTATTGTTTTCAGTTGTAAAATCACCATCTGTAACAACTACTGTATTACTTGTTACTGTTGTAACTTT